TGGTATCTTTTTACTTTCTACAAGAGCTTGTTCTTGTGTCATTGACCCATCTTCAAGCCCTTTAGTAACCATATCAGTAATTGATTCTTTGAGTTGTTCAAAGTCTTCCTTAGTAAGTTCATCACCAGGAAGATAACCCTTCTCAATATACTGATTAATCTCCATGTCCATTGCTATATTAGCAAGTTTCTTGTCTGGAAAATTGAAATACATACTTAGATGAAAGTAAGCAATATGCAATAACTCATGTTTTATCAGACCAATTTGATGTTTGTCATTTAGTTCATTCCAAAAATCCTCATTGATAGTCAACTGATAGTTAATTCCATTCTTACTAACACCGGCTGTAGGTATTTTATTACTCCATACCTTATTTAGCATGATCAAAAAGAACCCATAGAAGGGCTCTTTCCACATCAATTCTTTACTTGCTTTTGCAAGTGAGTCTACTTTACTCATAATTAATCTTGTAAAGTCATATTTAATTGTACTTTGTCAGTAGGATAACCCATTGCAGATAACATAACAATAAGATCCTTTACATGTCTTTGTAAATACATATCAGTAATGTCCTTATCTACTTTGGTTCTAATCATAGCATCAAGACCTTCAGCATATGTAACTACCTTGTCCATATCAAACAACCCATTGAGTAAACCATATGCTTTAGGTGCATTTTCTTTCCATTCTGCTGCAGTATACTTAGAAAACTTATAAAAGTATATCAAGTAACCAACATTCTTATCAGTAAACTGATGTGCTTCTATTGCTTTAAAAGCTAAATATCCATTTTCTTTGTCATCTGAACTTAACATGTTCATGATGTTGTCTGCTTCTGTTCTTGTTAGTTCCATCAGTCTTCAATTTTTAAAGTTTTAATCATCCATTCTTTAGGTGTATTAATATTATCCACCCAGTCTTTTGCACTTGGTATAAGACCAAAGCAATCTTCTTTTACATGTTGCTCACCTATGTATCTTACATAGACTTCTTTACCGTCAGAGTTAGTAATAGTCATACCAAATCTTTTCTCACATTCAAATATACCTTCACTATGATGTCTAAACATTCTGTGCTTACTATGACCAATCCAGGCCTTAGTTTCATCAAACCAGTTATGAATATCTATGTAATCACAAGGACTACCACCAAACTTTCTAACGGATGATTTAGCATGTTCCCATGGATGTGCCATTACTCTGTACTCTTAAATAAGTTACCATCATGCATATAGTTTTTAGAATGTGTAACTCTTATGTTATTATTGATCATATACTCACCTGAAGGAACACAAATGGATAATTCTCCATAACCACCTTCATCATTCCACCAATCTTCAATACCATCAAGAATTTTATTTTCAGCAAAATGATAAATTTCATGATATAAAATAGAATCTAATTGTTCTAAATTATAGTCATTATCCCAATCATTTATATTATCACTAACCTCTCCTGGGGTATCAGATTTTTCTGTTGTATATCCAATCCATTCTATGGCACCTGAGTCTCCTCCACCATCATATTTTACTTTAATTCCGGTCACACCAAGGTTAGCCAACTTAATTAGAAGGCCTGTCATATCAATTTCTGTCATAACTATTTTGTTTTGTAAAATCTGCCAAGAATATTAGCATTTAAAAATTCATCTTTCTCAAGCACCTCATACTTAAATTGGTGCTTTACTTCTTGATATGTCAACTCTATTTGGGAGTAACAGATCATGAGTATTTCTCTTTTAATCACAACACCTGCTTTATGTGCATCCTTCAAGATCTGATTACTACTATAGTAGTTTTTATAAGCAGGTTTTAACTCCCGTCTATATTTCTTCAGTCTTTTGTCCGTTGACATTGCTAAGGCTTTTTTACCTAATGGTTTTTTTATATTAGCAAAGAAGTTCTTCTTACCAATATATCTTATAGACTTGTTATCAATAATTGCAGACATCTCATAAATAAATCCAACTGCCCCTTCAGGAATAGCTGTATCACTAAATACTGCTCCGTTATACAACCACTCCATCTTTTAATTGGGATATTATATTTAACAATTGAACTCTTTCTAACTCACTTTGACGCAATTTTTCTTCTAAATCATCAATTGTGTGGCCAAGTTCTGCTATAATTTCTGAATGTTCTTCATTAAGAGTAGCAACTTCCTCCTCTAAGTCTTCAATTTCATCAATTAGGTCTTGAATTACAGTAAAATCCATCCTTTCAATAGAATAGATTAAACTAGCAGCCTGGTCTTTAAGATGCTCACTCATTATTACGCAATTTATTTATGATTTCTAATAACTGAACCCTTTCTATGTGAGCTTCAATCAACTGATCATTGAGTATTTCTATAGTAAATTCTCTTGATTTCAGTTTTGTTGTTACAGCATGCTCATTTACTGAACACTCATGTAGTAGTTCTTGTAACTTATTCAGTCTCTCATAGATCCATTCATCATTTTCCCGACTCATGTTAATGCTTCTTTTAGATATGGTATTAACTGTTCTTTAACTGCATTTACTCCAATTGCTTTTACAGCATCAGATAAATCTTTTTCTACAGGAAAAACAACATACTTAAAACCATATTTAGATTTATATTTCTCTGCTGCTTGAATTCCCGGAGAATCATTATCAAACAGAACACATATTGCTTTGTATCTAGTCTTCAGTTTCTCTATAACAGATTCAGATATCATGGAATTCTCACTGTCAGGAGCAATAGCTTCAGCATTTTTATAACCTAGTTTTATGAATGTCATTAAATCTTTTAGTGAGGATGTAATAACTAGGTAATCTTTTGTATAAGTTAGCTGATCTGCTCCCTGAATATAGTTTTGTACTTTGATAAACTTTTTCTCAGGAGTCCTTGGTAGATAAATCTTATAGAGTGTACCATCTTTTCTGAAATAACCATAGAGATAATTTCTCTGAGTAGTAAATACAGTTACAGTACCATCTATATTAGTTCTTTCCATCTTGAAATACTCTAGTGGAGAAACATTATAGTGCTCTAGAAGTTTTGATCCAATATGAAACTGTGTCCAATACGTCTGGTCTAGATTATTCCAATGTCTAATTTCATAGTCAATGACTTTAAACTTATCTTGTGCTTTGATTTCAAGTACATGTTCAATCTTATTATCAGTTACATATCTTTGATAGTCTTGTATAAGCTTATTTGCTGCTGCATATCTATCTTTAAGACTAAATAGATACATAACTAGACTAATAGAGTCACCTTGATATCCGGAAGAGAAGTCTTTGAACTTATAGTAATCAGATTTTACATCAAAATAGATGCACATAGAGGGCACCTTATCTTTAGAATTAAAAGCCGATAGTATTTTTACATCTTGCCCAATAAGTTTTTCACTTAAGTTAAGATAATACTCAAATGGCCATGTTCTTGGTACTTGAGTAAGATCAGAGATTAAATTCTTTGTTGAAATCATACTGGTAAAATTATAATAGAAAAAGGGAAGTCAAAATAAACTTCCCTCTTTTTATACTATTTAATCCAAATCAAAGTCAGCTGCTGCTCTTGTAGGGATATCTGAAACACTGTCATCACCAAATTCTTCAACCGGTTTAACAACAAGTTTTTTCAAATGCTCAGTTTCATTGTACGGAAGTACTTTTCCACCTTTAACTGCAAATGCATATCCTTCTTTGCTAGATTTAGGGAACCACATATCGTAATTAGTGTATCCTGATTTACCTTCATATTCTTTACCTGCAACACAAGTATCAAAGTATTTATCTTTAAACGGAGCTTCATTGTTAAAAGCTTCAATAAATTCTTCAATAGTATCATGTTTGTTATCTTGAGCAAGAAACCACTCATTGATATCTAGTGCTTTACAAAAGTTTTGTAAGAAGATCATAATAGATCTGTCTCTTTCAATTTTTACTCCTGTTTTTGTTTGCCCATCAGCAAAAGCATATTGACTTGCTTTTACTCTACCAATTTGTCCTGCATAATGTCCTTTAGACTCATCATCTTTATCAATCATAAATCCTTCAAAGCCATCAATTGGTTCTGTTTCTACGTTAAACATAATATGTTTAGCTCCAGGAATAAATGTAAAATCATCTAAATGTACATTGTTTACTTTCAATGTATAATTACCAGGTGCAATTGTTTTTGGTAGTCCATTACCACCATCTTTCAAATCTGTTGTACTTAAAGCCATTTTTTCTTTTTTTTTAATTGTTAATCTATGTATATTTTGTCCCAGTGTGTAATGTAATTACCATCCTCATCAATCTCAGAAACTATTATTTCTTGATTACTTAAGTGTTCAGGTCTTGCACCGCAGGCTACTTCATCTTTAGTATTGAAACTAAGAATGTTTTTCTTACCCTTTCTATAAAGATACCCAATTGCATCAGAGTTAGAAGTTGTAATTCTCTTTAACTTTCCGGTTAAATCCAAGTCCATAGAAGAGAATGATGATCCTTCTTTTTCTAATTGAGTATCCTTTACGTGACCAATAAAAATCACACGTGGGGCCCATGTTTGAATGTAATCAATAACTTTTGTAAATGCTTGTCTTGTCCAGAAATATCCGGCTCCTTCAGGCATACCAAGAATAGTCCCATACTTTTCTTTACCTCCTCCTGGATTAAACCAGTTCTTACCCATAGGGCTTTTAGAATAAAGAATTTCAGCATAGGGGATAATCATATCTTCTAAAGCTGTGATAGTATCAACAGCTACATACTTATATGGATTACCTGCATCTTTAATAGCCTTACCAATTTCTCTGATTTCCTCAAAGGTTTTGGCTTCTACTTTCATTGCATTAAGATACTTAGTACCACCTTCTAAATCTAGGATTAGACAATCATCAAGTGTAGCTAGTAAACTTGTTTTACCTGTCTTAGGTTTAGAAAAGATAATAAGATTTTGTGGACTCTTTACTTCAGGAGCCACTTTTGTTGTTGGAAGAACTATGCTCATATTATGAAATTAAATCATTTAACCATTTCTTGTGACTAACTGGTTTCTTTAACATAATTGCAGCTAAATCTCTCACCGTCATTTGATTTAGAGGAATATCACTGTCCGGATCCATGATTTCTTCAAAATCAGGAAATGTTCCAGTAGTTTCATTTGTCTCTGCTTCAAATTGAATTTTTACTAACTCAGCCACTGGTATCAAATACCTAAAGTGACCGTTACTTGCTGGTTCTGTTTTCTCATACTCTTCTTCATAATGAGGATTATATCTCCATTTGTAAAGAATTCTCTCTGGATCTTCTGGTTCAAGATCAATACTAGTAAACTCAGTATAGATGTCCTTGTTCTTTTTCAATTCACTAGCAAACATGCCTACATACATTTCTGTTTTTCCTTTTGGGAAATAGGCACACTTAGGAATAAATAAGGGACTATCTTCTTGAATTAATTTGAACTTCCAGTCATGGAATTTAATCAGCTCTTCTGTTCTCTCCTGTCTGTTGACAGATGTACTTCTTGTTGGTAAACTCATAAGTTATTATTTAGTGGATAATCTTTTCTCCTGTTGTGGAGGTGTCATCATTTCTACAATCATCATCTTTTCAAATTCAGCTCTAAAGAAACTTAGTCTAGTATCACCATTTCTACATTTTAAGAAATGAAGTACTAAGACTCTGTCATCTTCAATCACATACCTATCAGGTCCGTAGAATCTAATCTTCTGTTTTGCTGGACGGTTGATACCAATAACCGTATCAGCATGTTGAAGTAGAGCATCTGACCCGAATAAATCAGACTCAAGTATATAATTACCATACTTACCATCCTCACTTCTATCCGGGTGATCAATATTTCTATTAAGCTGACTTAGTAGAATAAATGATATAGGATATTGTCTTTTGAGTAAGGTAATAGCTTCACCAAGATTATTTAGCATGTCTTGCTTGTCCTTTTCATAAGGAGCTTTCTTGAATAATAATGAGTGATCTATTGTAATCATAACTTTTGTAAAAATCATATTCCTTTCTGAATCATATATTGCATGTTCAAGCATGTAATCCCTAATAATCTCCTTAAAATCATCTACTGTACACGGAGTTTCTACTACATCTATTGGATACTTAACTTTGGCTTTTGCATAATCATAACATTTTTGTAAATCAGCTTCTGATAATTTTCCGTCAGCACTACAGAGATATTTGTAAGGTTTACCAATCACACTGGAATACTCACGTATTGCAGAAGTTCTTGCTAGCATCTCAAATTGGAATTGCAGGACTCTAAAGTTCTCACCGGGATTAAGAGGAAAGGACTCTCTTACAATTTGTTCTGCAATAAGAGTCTTACCACTGGCAGGCCTAC